GCCATATACCATGTTCTTTTGTTGGTGGTAACATATCATGTAATACTATAACACCACCTAATCTTAAAAACTTTCTTGAATTATTAAAGTCTTTTAAAACTTGTTCATGCTCATGTAATCCATCAATAAATATAATATCAAAATTCTTTAAATTCACTTTAAAGAATTCATCACTTGTCATACGAAGGGTACCACCTGAGTGTGGGTCTATACCAACTTTAGTATTTATATTTATTAAATCAAAACAATCATTATATGCACAACCTATTTCTAAATAATCTTTAGCATTAATTTTTTCTCCAATAGCATTAATTATTTCGGCTCTAGCTATACGATGAATATTTTTCATTGTCTTACGCAAAATAATCTTGCATACCGCCTTCACGATATGTATCTAAAGTTAGACAATGTAATCCACCATCCCAAAAATTTCTATGTCTAAACCTACAATATATAGCTTCAACTCCATGGTTTGCTAATGCATTATGTACTTCAAATTGATAATTTAAAGATAAAGATACTTCGGGATTTACCGCAAGCATGTTTACTTCAAATAAAGTTTCTTCTGCTTTTCCAACCCAATCATTACACCACATATCTACAAATTTTACAAGGTCTGGATTTGACTTAGCCTCTGGATGCCACCATCTTCCTTTTGTTAATGATTTTTCTTGTCCCCAATCTAATAATTCACTTCTGTCATGCAAACCTTCACCACCTGTCATTATCTTAGGATGCTTAATTTGAACTACTTCCCACCCTGGTAGAGTATCTTTAAAAGTATCAGCATCTAACCAGTCTCCGCACACAATTAATCCTGGTCTTGGTAAGTTCATTGACCCATCTGTATGTCCACCTACAGCAATGTTCGCACTTATAAATTGTGGATATCTATCAAGTAAAAACTCAGCAAGATTAGACCAATCTTCTTGGTCTACAATAAGTCTATTGCCTACACGATGAACTGCTGGTGCCCAAAATCCCCACTCTTTCATTATTCCACTGTCATTGACAAAAGCAGAAGTTTTACCAGTTGGTTTAAGAGGACCTGAAGGTTTCCATCTTTGCTTTTGTGCTTTCTTCCAGCTATCCTCAAACACAAGGTCAAGTACTTCTGGATTAAATATTTCATTAGTATAATCTATGTCATCATTCCACATATGATCTGTATATAATATCTTATCACCAAGAGTTATAAAATCATCACGTGGCATAAGACATGGTTTAGGAATAATTTTGAGACGACCATCATGATGAGCATGTTCTATTGCTGCAAATTCATTAAAGTTTGTATATTCACCCCTTCTAGTTCCTAATGGACTAACATTGTTAGCAGGCATACGTATGACTTCAACATCTAAGTCTTCTAATGTTTTTTGAATATTATCTAAGTCTTCGTGTGTTTCATACAGTATTTGCTGCATTAAATCACGAAGCTTATGGTCTACTATATCTTCAAAGAACTCAGGCTCAAATACATTCCCAAGTATAACTTGTTTTAAGGGGTCCCATCCATTATATGCATTTGCTTTATTTACTTTGTATTCTTTCGAATCCATCAATTGTCCACCTATCATCTATCCAATTTACTGGACTCATAATTTCTAGTCCATCTATTTGATTTTTATATGCATCTGCTCCACCAACATAAAGATATTTAAATCCCTTAGCTTTATAATATGCACACTCATGTTTTAAACTTGCAATACCTAATTGTAATTTTGGAGTTTCATAATCCCAAGCAAACTGATAACACTCAATATTTTCATCATCATAAATTCCTATCATACTAAATGCAATTAACTTCCCTTGTTGATAGTATCCATGGATATCATTATCTTCATATTCAATATCAAATATAGGCATCACACTATTAAACTTATGATGATTACAATATTTATAATATATCTCATTAAGTTGTGATGGAACAGGCCAAGGTATTAAGTCACCAAGAACCATACCGGCCTTTGTATTAATAAAGATATTATAATCTGTTTTTTCTAAGTTGATTCTAGCATATGAGTAACTCACCAATCAAATCTCCAATCAACTACATCATCTAAATTTTCTTGTGACCACATATTATAATAACCTTTGTCTCTAAGGATAGTACTACCCTCATTTAATTTACTTAATCTTTGTACTAGTACTAGTATACATTTGCCAAAATTCATTTTGACACCATTAATAATTTCTGAATCTTCTGGGTGATCTTCTAAGGCAACAAAATCATTTGGCATTGCTACTTGATTAAATTTACTTATAATACCTCGTAACTCATTCACTGTATAATTTTCTGTAGCTGTATGTATCACAACTACATGCACATCATCTGACCAGTTATTAATTGTATCAGCTAATGATTGACCTAAGTCTTCTGTTTCTTCATATCTTGTTAACGCATCTTTTGCATACGGGCATGGTGTTTGACCATACTCTTCATTATGTACTGAGACAAATTCGTTAATCCACTGTATTATATCTTCCTTCATGTATAGTATTTATAATCATTTTATTACAGGAATTGATAGTAGGAATATCTAAAAGATGCAACAGCAGTAAGATATTCTACATCGGTTGTTGTAATATCAAATGGTAAAGATGAAAGCATTGTTGGGTAAGCATCAACAAATTTAATTTGTTTAGTTACATTATTTGCTGAGTTCATAATGGTTAGAGTTAAGTCTCTAACATGATTAGTTGCAGTGTGCACTGTCTCTACATTAGATTTTAACCAATCAAATATCTCTTTATAATTTAAAAGGTCTTCATCTATTAGATATGAAATTTCAAATTGACCAAAAGTTAATTTATCTGAAGCCATTGCAACATCAACTTGTTTCCAAGCTAATGGAGCACCATCCGCAGATACATCTGGGAGAATCATTGTTTGAATCGTAAATTCTGCACCAGAATAGGTTTGACTATCTAGGGTTAAAACAAACGATGATGGATTTAAAAAGTTTGGCATAATACTATTTATAAAGAAAAATCCCCCAATGAAGGGGGATTTTCTTATGTAACTTTAGAAAAATTACAGGTTAAGAACCTTACGTTTTCTGTAGTATACGTTAGCGCCCGCGCCAGCAGTGACAAAAGGATTGTCAGCAATACCGTAACGAGTTTTGAATCCGATTCTTGGTTGGAAATCATTCTCACCAATTGTCTTCATCATGCTTAATGGAACATATGGGCAGTAGAACATACCAGCGTCATATGGGTTTCCACCCTTATAACCAACTGTGAAGTAGTCTACTGAAGCATATGGATCTATATAAACAGCAATGTTACCGTTTAAAGTACCAGCTCTTAGTGAACCAGTTACATCAGAATCCATTTGTTGACCGCCTAATGCGCCCAAACCAGTATCCATAACGCCAGCAGCATTTAATGCTGCAGCAACGTTGTTAGATACAACTACCCAGTTACCCTTACCGCGACGTGTTGAAACAGCGATTTGGTTAGCTTCTTGCTCGATAGCCTGAACTAGTCCCTTGAATTTCTCAATTGACCAACGGCCGTCTGTGTCGGCAGCGACATCTAAGTCGAATGTACCAGCAGCAGCACCACGAGTTGAAGTAACAGAGTTAACGTTAACTAAACGAATAATCTCACGATTCATTTCAGCCAGTATTTCGGTTGAAAGGATGTTCGCAAGCTCTGTCTCAGCAGAAAGACCATGAATTGCTTTAAGGTCTTGTGCTAATTCAGTTGTGTATTCCGCTTTAAGCGCACGTGACTTAGCTGTAACAGTAGTCTTATCGATACTGAACGCCATTTCTGGAATAGCAGGTGAACCAGTAGTACCTTGTGCTTCAGCAGTTGCCGTAGCTGTACCAGATCCAGGTGCGTAGTCATCTATAGCGTCACCATCACCAGAGTCACCTACGAAAGGATCGCTTGATAATGTACCAGAACCACTAGCAGTACCCGAAAAAGCTGTATCAGCTTCGTTGAATAATGCTTCAGTACCGCCCTGTGTAGTGTAACGTGACTTCATTGCAAAGATTAGGCCAGTTGGACCAGTCATTGGCTGTACGCCAACTAGGTCAAACGCTAACATTGCAGGAGTCGCACGTCTCACTAAAGAGATTAGTACTGGATCCCAGTTATCTACGCCACTACCAGTTTTGTTCGCAGCAGCAGCCTCAGTAATTGAGTGCTCTTCTGCGAAGGCTTTCTCTTGATTCTCAAGAACAACAGCAGTTACACGACGTCTATGTGCGTCCATGATTTTGCCGGCATCTTTAGAATCCAAGACAGGAGCCCATTTTTCCTGTAATTGAACTTGATTAATAGCTTCCATTTAAATTTCTCCTATGGATTATTTTTGTGTTGTACGCTTGATTGCGCTTAGATATTTCTTCATATTATCTGAAATATCTGTTTCTTGTGTATCCTCAGTAACAGCGTCCACTTCTGGAGCATCTTCTACCGCGGTATCTTTATTAAGGTAAGATTCCTTAATTGTTGCTACCTTAGCTGCATAATCTTCGTTGCTGTCGGCATCAATACCTTCAGTTAATTCACGAATCTTAGCTTCTTCAGTTGCTACTAAACCCTTACACGCATCACCAACTATGTCTTGTCTTTGATAAGCTTTCACTTTCTCTGACAATTCAATATTCTTTTCAGTCGCATCGTTTAACTGAGCTTTTGCATCCTTAGCTTCTTCAGATAGGGCATCTAAGATGTCACCCTTATCTTCAGGAACATTGATGTGATGCTCTGCAAACAATTGACCTAGTGATTGTATAAATGATTCAGTGATTTCAGACTTCAGAGAATGCTCAATTGCAACCTCGTTATCCTTCATCCAGTTTTCAACTACATATGTTAAGTAGCCGTCAACCTTGTCAACCAAATCTTCTTTAATAGCTTCAACTTCACCAGCTAAATCAGACGTATATCTTTCTTCTAATTTTGCTGTCTCAGCGATAATTTTAGAGGTTAGCGCTGCTTCGAAAATAGTTTCAGCTTTCGCTTTGAAACCTTCAGACAAAGTATCTTCGTCTTTGACTAGAGCTTCGATGTCTTCTTTGAATTTCTTCTCAACAACATCGCCTGTAGTGCCATCATCAGCTTTGACTTTCTTTTTCTTAGCTGCTGATTTACCTTCAGTATCCTTTTCGTCTTCTACGTTTTCGTCCTTGTCTTTCTTCGTAGCTTCTTTCTTAACTTTCTTTCCGCCTTCTTCTACATCGCCTTCGTCTTCATCACCTTCATCGTCCTCTTCTTCTTCATCGTCAACCACTTCAGCTTTCGCTTTAGCTTTTTCCGCTGCTTCAAAGATTTCGTCAAGGCCCTCTTTAGACATTTCTGCCATAGAGGCTTTAATTGCTGATACTGTACGAGCTGCCGTAAGAGGTGCTTCTGGAATATCTAATTCCTCAGCTTCTACTTGCGTATCCTCCACGATAACCTCGTCTATGTTTTCAACAATTTCGTCTTTTAATTTCTCAGACATTGTATTCTCCTATATAGAGATTATAGTTTAGAGAGGAAATGCTCAAAACCTGCCGTCTGTTGCTCTTCCGAGTACTTGACTTTAGACTCTTTCACTTCTGTCTCACCTTTATCAATTGTCTTAATGAAATGACCAGGATAATCCTGCTCATAAGAAACTCCTTCCATAATGCCATTAACAAATGCATTAGGGGCAGAAGGGTCTTGAACGATATCAACTGTGTTCAGCATAAAATCATCTCTGACATGATTGACACCATTTTTCATTTCTAGACTTCCCATACCACGACTTGACACTCCTAATTGAACGCCACCTTCAACAAGACCTTTTACAATCTTACCCATTGGCGTATCTAAAATAAGTGCTTTTCCCATCACATTGTTACCGTCCCATACAAGTTCGGTAATTCTGTGAGAAACTTTATCCAAATTAATGGTAGGACCATCGGGGTGATTCAACTCACCAACCGCACGTCCTGTAATAACTTGCTCGTTAACGAATCTGTCAACGGCTTTTATAAGAACTTCTCTGGTATAAATTCTACCATTCTTATTTTTGTTCTCAGCTTGCATAAAGATACCTTCTAAGAAGGTACTCTTCTTACCAGTTTTCTTATCTTCATGGATAGAATAACTTAATCCATGCTGAGTATATTCTGTGATTAATTTCATTTAAACTCCCATTAATTTGATGAATTCTTTTACTGCTTTTTCAGCAGATGCCTGATCTATATAACTGTCAAGCTTCTGACCATCTATATACAATCCAAAGGCTTTTCTTCCACCTTGTTGTTGTGATATAACGGCATTTACATTTTTCTTCTTTCCAAGCTTGGTTAATTGCTTGACTACCTTTTCACCTTTCGGGAGCTTTAATTTTGCTTCAATTACTTCATTAAATGATTCCTTAAACGTTAGCATCTGCTTCTTGTTCCCCTGTT